ATTCGCCATCAAAATCATTGATGCAGCAGTAGACAAGATCCCAGAAGATCTAGAAGATAAACTTAAGGAGTTTGTTATTGGACTACTTAAGAAGGCAGCAGCCAAATCAGGTAACAAAGTAGATGATCAACTAGTCGCAGCACTAGAGAAAGCACTACTTGAATAAATATAGTATAGACAAATTTTAATAACGGAGCATCTCAATGTCACTTTATGGTAAGGACGACAGTAATGCCAATAAAACCAAAGCTGGTATTGGTGTTGCTGCGAGTTCACAAACAAAAACTATCGTCTATATTGACGAAACAGAAGCAGCACTAGCACAGAATAAGAATCGTGGATTGAATGCTCCTGGTTGGTGGTCATACTTCACTTATAACGATAGTGCAGGTAACCCACGTCACAAGGCAGAGCAATTAATCTTCATCGCTAATGGTGAAGCAAACTCTGGTGAGACACAGGCAGATGATACACTTGCAGGTGACTTCTTATCCACAGTTACTACAAGTAATCCTTCTAACGCATCTGTTGCTGCAACCAACACTGCTCAATTCTCAGTTACTGCTGTGCCAACAGGTAAGGCATCTGCAATTGACGGTGCTGCTAACGCTGGTGCTACAGCAGGAAGAACTGCTGGTACATATGTGATTTCAGGTACAGGTGGTACTGGATCAGGAATCAAAGTATCAGTCGTAGTTGCTGCTAATGGTTCTGCCACACCTACAATGACAGACGCAGGTGGTGGATACACAGACAACGATACAATTACACTAAGTAGAACTGGTACATATGGTGGTGCTTCAGACATTACAGTTAATGTAAATGGCGTAGGTGCTACAGCAACATTCCAGTGGCAAGTAAGTACAGATGGTACTAACTATGCTAATGTTTCAACAGGTTCTGGTGGAACAACTGCAACATATACCACAGCAGCAACAGCAGCTGGTGATAATGGTAACAAGTACAGATGTGTGGTTGGAACATCACAAGGTGCAACACCCGTAACATCTAACGCTGCAACCCTAACCGTTACTTAATATGTAAATGAAGTTTGATGAATTGACTCCAGATAACTGGACTATCTTTGCTATTAAAAATTATAATAATCCTCAGTCAGTTACATACGCTGACTTTGAGGAGGATATAAAAAAATTCAAATACATTAAGAGGCTCTTCCGTAGATTTGAAACTACGGGAGAGCTTAAAAAACATCTAATACTTAATCATATTATATTGTTGTACAATGTATTTGGTGACGCAGCAACGCCCTTACTCTTCTATAAAATAGAGAAGAACTACTGGCCAGTGATGAAGGCATTCCTGTTATTTCTTGACAGACTTCCTCTATCACTAAATAAAGATGTAAATACCGAGTGTTTAAAGGAGTTGAACTTGATATGAAGGCTGGAGATGGTTCTGGATTAGCACTACCACCAGCGTTCGTAGTAGTCAATCCTAGACAACACAGGCGTTACAAAAAGGGTAACAAAGACCAAGTTGATGGTCGCACATCAGGTGCAAAAGAATTGATGTCTCGCATTAATAGAAGAAAAATGAAGGAAACAGTAGAAGAAAAACAAATTTCTGAAGCAGCTCCATCAAATACTGAGAGAGCACAGAAGCAGATCGGTCAGATGAAGAAGCTGAAGCGACAAAAGCAACTGCAAACCAGAAAGGACAGTGCTAAGAAATCCATGATGGATAAGACTAAGGAAATGGATGTCCTTATGAAGGCACGTCTTCAAGACTTTAAGAAGAAGGCATCAACTCAACAGAAAAAACTAACAAAATTGAACAACTCAACAGAATTTGAAGGTGAAACTATGGTTAATGAAAATCAGGATGTAATACAAGTTGCACTTGACGTAGCAACACAAGAATTGAACCCAAGTGGCGAGACACACTTTGCTAAAATCCAATTCAAGGATGGTTCATCACAGAATTTAGATAATTTTTCAGCAAAAAGAATTGCTGCATGTTATGCTGGTCTAGAGAAGGACGAGTATAAGCAACAGTTCCAGTACATGTTAAACAAAGACGCTGCATCTTATCAATCTGCCCTAGATTTTGCTGTCCGTAATGTCTGATGGATAACCAAGGTGTTAACGCTGCCATATTAGAAAGACTAGAAAAAGTTGTCCAGTCCTTACAAGATAATTCTGTAAAGATGGGACAACTTCTTGCTGTTCACAATGAAAAGTTAGACAAGCAAGATCGTATTGATGCAGTTCTTTTTGAGAAAGTAGACAGTGTACACCGTGAGGTAAATCGTAGAGCAGAGGAGATAAAGAAAGGTTGTGAGAGGGATATACGAAAGGTTGATGAGCGTCTTCGTACAATTGAGAAGAAGATGTGGTCTATTTTTGGTGCTCTTACTGTTATATCTTTCCTCGTTAGCGTACCAGGACAAGCAATCCTCAGAGGAATGTTTCAAGAAAAATCAAAACCCTTGACAAATTTACCACAAACCACTATGATATATTCATCACAAGTATCTTGATGGATCTTTGTCGTATCTAGACGTAAAATATATACAACTTGTTTCACCCCGTCTGACTCTCTTCACTAAGAAGAAGGCAGATCTTTTTAATTTTAGGTGTCCTTACTGTGGAGACTCACAGAAGAGGAAGAATAAAGCTCGTGGGTATATATTCAAAATTAAAAATGATTTCATGTTCAAATGCCACAATTGTGGTGTTGGTAGAACATTAGCAAACTTTATAAAAGATCAAGATTCTTTTCTTCATGACCAATATGTGATGGAGAAATTTAAAGAAGGTAGAACTGGCAAGGGTACTGTCACACCTAATCCAAAATTTAATTTTTCATCTCCAAATTTTCATGGGGGTGATATAAATTTAGAGAAGATCTCAGAGCTAAATACCTCACACGAAGCACGAGAGTATCTTGAAAAACGAGGTATCAAAGACTTAGAATATTTCTACTATTGTCCCAAGTTTAAAGCTTGGACTAATGAGCAGAAAAAAACCTTTGATAACTGCCGACAAGATAGTCCTCGTATCATAATCCCGTTCAGGGATAAAGATGGTAAACTCTTTGGATATCAAGGTAGATCGTTAGCCCCTTCGGCACAGATGAGATACATTACGATAATGCTTGATGAAGACAAACCCAAAATCTTTGGACAGGATAGAATAAATGCTCAAGAACCAGTTTATATTGTTGAAGGACCGTTTGACTCCACGTTTATCAAGAACTCAGTTGCTATGGCTGGTTCCGATATTGACTGTCGGACGTTTGGTTGGAGCGATTATATTTGGATTTATGATAACGAGCCACGCAATAGAGAAATCGTCAACAGAGTCTCCACCGCAATTGACAGAGGAGATAAGGTCGTAATATGGCCAAATAATATACATCAGAAGGACATAAATGACATGTACCTTTATGGACATGATGTGCAAAATGTGGTACAATCTAATGTGTACCAAGGATTAGAAGCAAACCTTAGACTTAACAATTGGAAAAAAATATGAGTAACGGAATTAAAGTTCGTAAGAGAGATGGGTCTGTAGAACCCTTGAACTTAGACAAAGTTCATAAGATGGTAGAGGAAGCATGTGAGGGGTTAGGAAGCGGTGTGAGTGCTTCCCAAGTAGAGATGAACTCAGGTCTACAATTCTATGATTTGATTGAAACTAAGGACATACAAGAGATTTTAATTAGGTCTGCTAGTGATCTAATTGATCTAGATCATTATAACTATCAGTTTGTAGCAGCAAGACTACTATTATATGCAGTAAGAAAACAGGTCTTAGGATCTGGATGGTTAACTAATGGACATCCTCATGTTAAGGAACACGTACAAGAATGTGTGGCAGAAGGTGTGTATGATGGTGGCATTCTGGATAAATATTCAGACGAAGAATGGGACAAGATTGATTCTTGGATAGATCATGATCGTGATTATCTTTTTACCTATGCAGGTCTTCGTCAGATAGTTGACAAATATTTGGTACAAGATAGGAGCAGTAATCAAGTCTTTGAAACTCCTCAGTACATGTATATGTTAATTGCTGCTACTTTATTTCAAGAGTATGAACCACAAATTAGATTAGATTACATAAAGAGATACTACGATGCCATTTCCAAACACAAGATCAACATTCCGACCCCCATCATGGCGGGAGTTCGGACACCTTTACGACAATTTGCTAGCTGTGTTCTTGTTGATGTTGATGACACCCTCAATAGCATCTTCAGCAGTGACATGGCTATTGGTTACTACGTTGCTCAAAGGGCTGGTATCGGTATCAACGCAGGTAGAATCCGTGGGATCAACGCTAAAATCAGAGACGGAGAAGTACAGCACACAGGTGTTATACCGTTCCTCAAAAAGTTTGAAAGCACTGTCAGATGCTGCACTCAAAATGGCATTAGAGGTGGATCAGCGACTGTCCACTTCCCCATCTGGCATCAAGAAATAGAAGATATAATTGTACTGAAAAACAACAAAGGTACAGAGGATAATAGAGTTAGAAAACTAGACTATAGTATACAGATTTCAAAACTATTTTACGAAAGGTTTATCAGTAATGGAGACATCACCTTATTCTCACCTCACGATACACCAGGTTTGTACGATGCTTTTGGCACTGACAAGTTTGATGATCTCTATACACGTTATGAATCTGATGAATCTATTCCGAAGAAAACTATTGGTGCTCAAGAACTTATTCTAGATTTGCTTAAGGAGAGAGCAGAAACAGGTCGTATTTACATCATGAATATTGATCATTGTAATGAGCATTCCTCATTTAAGGACAAGGTTAACATGAGTAATCTATGTCAGGAGATCACACTTCCAACAGATCCTATTCAACACATAGATGGTGAAGGTGAGATTGCATTGTGTATTTTATCTGCTATCAATGTAGGGAAACTACGAAACCTTGATGAACTAGAAGAACTCTGTGACCTCACTGTACGTGCCTTAGACGAGTTGATTGACTATCAAGGTTATCCAGTGGATGCAGCACGTCTTAGCACCCTCTCAAGACGTTCTATAGGTGTAGGATTCATTGGTCTTGCACACTATCTTGCAAAGCAAGGTGTTAAATATGAAGACCCTAAAGCATGGCAACTAACACATGATCTAGCAGAAGCATTTCAATACTATCTACTTAAATCATCTAACAAAATAGCACAAGAGAAAGGACCATGTGGATATTTTGATTCAACTAAATATTCTGACGGTATTTTACCTATTGATACTTACAAAAAAGATGTAGATGAACTTGTACCAAACAAATTGAACTATGATTGGGAAGAATTGAGAGAAGACATACTAGAGTATGGACTCAGACACAGCACACTGTCTGCACAGATGCCATCAGAATCTTCTTCAGTTGTTTCAAATGCTACTAATGGTATTGAACCACCAAGAGATCTTATCTCAACTAAGAAGTCAAAGAAAGGACCTCTTAAGCAAGTTGTGCCACAGTATGCAACACTTAAAAATAATTATACGTTGCTCTGGGATATGCCTGGTAACACTGGATACATAAACATCGTTGCTGTGATGCAGAAATTCTTTGACCAAGCAATCTCTGGTAACTGGTCTTACAATCCACTTCAATATGAGAACTCTGAAGTTCCTACATCAGTGATGGCACAAGATCTATTAACAACCTTTAAGTATGGTTGGAAAACATCTTACTATCAGAATACATATGATACCAAGTCTGACATAGACGAACCTGCACATCCTATTGGTTGGAAGGATGATGTACCAGAAGATAATAACAAAGCGATATCCAATCTACTAGACGACATATTTGCAAACGAGGAGGAAGCTTGTGACAGCTGTGCTATCTAAAGACCCAGAAGGTATGACAGTATTCAACACAAACTCTGTTGATACTACTAAAGGAAAAATGTTTTTTGGTCCTCCATTAGGAGTACAAAGATATGATAAGTTTAAGTATCCTATCTTTGATAGATTGACACAAACACAATTAGGTTTTTTCTGGAGACCAGAAGAAGTATCTTTACAAAAAGATAGAGGAGACTATCCACAGTTAAATAATGCACAAAAACATATCTTTACTTCTAATTTAAAGTATCAAATTTTACTTGATTCTGTACAAGGTAGAGCACCTGGTATGGCATTCGCACCATACTGTTCTTTACCAGAACTAGAAGGATGTATGAACATATGGCAGACTATGGAGATGATTCATAGCAGATCATATACACATATCATTAAGAATGTATATCCAGATCCATCAGAAGTCTTTGATAAGATTCTTGATGATGAAAAGATTCTTGCTCGTGCTCAATCAGTTACAAAAGCATACGATGAGTTTATTAATTATGCACATGAGTATGATCAAAGTAACATGTGGAAAGAAGGTTGGAGAGATTCTCCAACATCTGAATGGACACTCAAAGATTTAAAAAGAAAACTTTATAGGGCAGTTGCTAATGTCTACATCCTTGAAGGAGTCAGATTCTACGTATCCTTCGCTTGTTCCTTTGCTTTTGGTGAACTTAAACTCTTGGAAGGATCTGCTAAAATCATATCTCTCATTGCGAGAGACGAGTCACAACACATGACAGTTACACAGAACATTCTTAATAACTGGAAGAAGGGTGACGACCCAGATATGTTAGAAATTATTGAAGAAGAAAAGGAGAATGTATATAAAATGTTTACTGATTGTGTAGAAGAAGAAAAAGATTGGGCGAACTATCTATTTAAAGATGGATCTATCATTGGTTTAAATGATAAACTACTACAAAATTATGTTGAGTGGACTGCTAATCGTAGGTTAAAATCAATAGGATTCAAACCTGTATTTGATACACCGATGGCAAACAATCCACTACCTTGGACAGCACACTGGTTGTCTTCTAAAGGTATGCAAGTTGCACCACAGGAGACAGAGGTTGAGAGTTACATGGTAGGTAGTATCAAACAAGATGTAAAGAAAGATACCTTTGCAGGTTTTAAATTATGATCAAAGATTATGATGATAGTAATTGGAGGTCTGAATACATTGATATTAAAGGCAGACAATTAACTAAAAGACAAGTTGAATTATTAGAAAAAGGTCCTGATTCTCTTTCATCTTCATGGATATTAGGTGCAATGCACAATGAATGGAAAAGAATCAAAGGATATAAAGATAATTGGCCTGAAGAAAATAAAGGTCAGTGTCAATCATCTCTTAAAGAATTTTATGAGAGATATAAATAACAATGAGGATTAAATTATGAAACAGTGGCAAAAACTGATCAGGGAAATTACGAGAACGCCTGGACCTATCAGGGTTCAACTTTTTCTTCTGACGACATTAACAGTTTCTTCGGTTTTGTCTACAGGATTACAAATTTACAAACTGGCAAGCAATACATCGGAAGAAAATATTTCTGGCAGAAACGTAAGCCTAGTGGTGGAAAAAGAAGGGTTACATCTGAGAGTAATTGGAAAAAGTACTACGGAAGTTCTGACGAACTTAAATCCGATGTTAAATTACTTGGAAGAGAATCATTCAAGAGAGAAATCCTCTCCCTCCATGAGTCCCTTGGCAAAGTAAACTACGAAGAGACTAAGCAATTATTTTTAAATAATGTATTACAAGAGACTTTAAAAGATGGGTCTCCAAAGTATTACAACAGTAACATTTTAGGACGTTACTATAAGAAAGATTATTTTACAGAACAATGATTAGAGTAAGATGCACTGCTTGTGGAAAGGAGTTGCAAGGACAGTCAAGTAGGATTATTTGTTGTGGTTGTAGTAATATGACATCTATTAATGAGGATGTTATATCTGCAAACAATATGGATCTTGTTGTATTGTTACAAAACAATAAGAAAGTTAAAAAACAATCTCTTTTTTCAGAAGAGGATTTACAATATCAAGAG